GGCAATCCATCATCTTCAATTACAGGTTTACCCAAGAAAGTCTTAATAGCAGGTTTTCCTTCTGAAGGTGGAATAGTTTCAATAAGGTCATCTTTGGTCAATTTTGCAACAACTGCACTGTGCATTGCAAATCCAGTCAATTTGTCTGAACTATCCCCAAGTTTGTAAATAGCATCAACTGCTGTTTTCGCACTTATAATAGCTGCATCACCAGTTTTACCGGAAATATCAAGTTTGTTAGTGTCCATTTTAGTTGCGGTATCTCCAAATATTCCTTCCAGTGTTTTCAAAAGAACAACCTGGAACCTTCTTGCCCAGTATGCAGCCACCAAGTCACCTATTGCACCCATAGGGTCGTCACCTGATAAAGCTTTTGCCAGGTCATTTACACTCCATGCTTTACCTCTTGCCAATAATGCAGCCACGTCCTGCCCAGCTTCAATCTTGCCAACACTCAATGCTTCAGTATCAGATAATACTTCATCATCACCATCTAAATCTTCCCAAAATGGCATGTTAATTAATTTGCCACCAGCTTTTGCAAGGGCATCTAAAGCTTCATTCCTTGCAATTATTCCGCTTTGGTAAAATGCAGATAATTCTGCTGTTCTTTGAACTACATAAGGATTAAACACTTCAGGAACTATAACATCAGAAATAATAGTTTTTGTTGTACTCATTGTTGTACTCATTATTCATTCACTCTCCTTAATAATTAATTACTTTTTGCAGCAGCTTGAAGCTGTCTTGCCAGTTCTGGATTCTCTCTTAAAATCTTACCTTGTTCAGTAAGGTTAAAATGTTCCTTTGACCAAGGATTTTTACCAGTAGGAATTCCGTCAATGGATTCCCCAGGCTTAAATCCCTTGAACTGTTGCTTATTTGAAGATTGAATGTTAAAAAGGAACTTGGAATCTTCATTTTCCTGCAACTGCTTAATCTGTTCATCCAATCCTTTCACATTACCATCTTCATCAAGTTCAACACTTTCAAGGTCAAGTAATGCTTTGGTTGCTTTGATGTTCTTTGCCCCTGAAGCAATAAGTTTCTTTTCAACTGCATTATTAAGCCTTATTTGCTTCAATTCAGCTTCATATTTTTCCTTGGTTGCTTTGTTTTCCTTTTGAAGCTTTTCAATTTCAGCTTGCAGCCCTTCAGCATCAATTTTCTTTAGTGCTTCAAGTTGTTCATCCCTGGTTTTAATATCCTGTTCAAGCTTTTTCTTTGCTTCATTTACTTCATCAAACCTTGACTTGGGAATAAAACCTTTAAGATACTCAGCAAAGGCATCAGCAACCTTCTGTGCCATTTCTTCATCAAGTCCTAACTTAATTAAATCTTCTTTTTTCATAAATTAACCATCCTTTCACACTCATTTTTTAACCTGGTTCAGTCCAGTTCTGTGGTCTTGTTCTTTACCGTCTGCAATACCAAAAAGACGAAGTTCATCTTATTAAAGAATCAATCTTGGATTGCACCATTTCAATATAATCTTCATCATCAGAAACCCTGATATGGCTTTCCAATAGCCAAATACTATTTGTTTTTGGAAGAAGGTTTCTTTCAACATTTCTTTTAACTACATAAGCAATTTCAAGCTTTTGAATATGGGTGTGTTTTTCAAAATTGGTTGGGTTATAGACAATAAAAGTTCCATTGTGTCTTGATTTCTTAATCTTCAAAGTGTTAGTTCTTTTTCATAACATCACCCCTAACAACTAACCGGCTCATAAGTCATTTCAAAAATGTCAGGTTTGCAAGGATAAAATTTCCCTTTAACACCTTTAATGATATAATCACCCACGCTTGCAATGTGTTCACCTTCAAGAGTTTGAAGTTTTAATACTGGTTTATTTGGATTTTTATAATCCACTCTCAATGGCTGGTTATCTATAAATTTACTTAATTCTTCCAATCTTTCAGGTGTATCAATAAATTGAATTGCTTCAATTACAACAGGTTTCTTTCTATACCTCATGTTTACATCACCCCCTTAAATAAGCATGAAAAAAGCACCTGCATTTTTTTTTGCAAGTGCCTTTTCAATAAACAATATCATCAACATCATAAGTTGGAATTTTACCAATATCACCTTCAGTTTTAATTTCTATTGGTGAATCATCAAAGAATGTATTTTCAAGTACACTATAAGCTGCTAATAAACTATTTTCAGGCGGATAATATGTTCCACCTAATGCAGGTGCTTCTTTAAGTAATTCATTAAATCTGTTTTGAACTTGTTCATCATATTCCCCATCAAGTTCAATAATTGGAAAACCATCTTCCAAGAAACATTCAACCTGTCGTTCAACTCCAAGATATTTACCTTTTGCAATAATTTTTGCCAATTCATCACCCCCTTTAATACAATGCTAAAATTCCATAAATCCAAGTTGCATAATCTTCATCTTCCCATAATTTTGTTGGGTTAGTATAAGCATATTCAAATCCCATTGAAACTAACTCATAAGCCCTTCCACCATAGTCTTTTCCAATATATGGATTTAAGAATTTATCAAATCTTGCTTTTTCATCATGCCTATAATTTCCACCAAGCCATCTTAAAGCTTCCCCAGCAGTTCTTCTTTCATAAAATATTTTTTCAGCTTCAAGAATACCTGGAACAGCTCTTTCAAATCTATGACCTAATTCGTGTAATGCAGTCTTAAAATATCCTTCTTCAGTCCAACCGCTGGTGGCAATTTCACCATCTAAGTCTGAATAATAACCCCTATCAGCTTTCTTTGGTGTTAAATTACCTCTTGCAATAGATTTTTCAACCCAATCAGTAGGATAATAGTCATAAGCTTCTTTAACAACCTTTCGCATGGGTGACCTGCTTTTATTTAAATGGGCATCAACATCAAAAGAACTAATTCCAACTTCTCTGATTTCAGATAGCTTTTTCTTTAATTCTTCAGCATTTTCTTTCAAGGTTCCCCTATATTTTTCCCTTACAAGTTTTAACTTATTTTCAATTTCTGCTGTTTTAGATTGTAATTCAATTTTATTCCTCATTAACTCATCATATTTGATGTTTAATTCACCCATATCTTTAAGCCCAACTTCATCCAGGTCAATTAACCCCCGCCTTGCAGCCCGTAACTTTAAAAGTTGATTTTCAATTTCTTCAATTCCAGTAGCTTTATATTCCTTTTCCAGTTTTTCAATTTCAGCTTTAAAATCAGCCCTTTTAATTTGAAGTTCATTTTGAATTAATTTTCCAGCTTCTTTAATATCACTTTCTTCTATTACACCACCTTTTTGTTCAATTTTATCTTTTATTTCTTGAATTTGTTCTTTCAAAGTTTTGGCTATTTTTTTAACATCTCCAAGTTCCTTCAATCCAGTTTTAGAACCACCATCAACAAAAGCCTTTTTCCAATCCTTATATTTCATATTGCTGGGAACATAGTAAGTCTTACCTGTTTTTTCATCCCTTGCTGCTCTTTCCCCATAATTATCTTCAAAGTAGGGAACAGTAGTTGTTCTACACCATGGGTGAAAGGGGGGTGCTGTAACACCAACCTGGTAATCCTTCATATCAAATACTTCACCATCAAGGTCTTGACATATTTGACTTGTTCTATTATCCAGGGTTGCTACAATTTCATATTTTTCAACATCCAAAGCTTTGAAACAATCCTTTTGTGCTGCTGAAGCAAAAGCAGCCGATTCAGTCATGATTAACCTTCCAGCTTTATTCCTATCAACATTCATTTGCTGGGCAAGGTTCTTAATTAAAACATCAGGTGATTCACCCCTTATAACTGCTTGGGTTAATTGTGTTTGAAGTGAACCAATAAGCTGTTGTTTATTCACCCATATTCTATCACTGAAAGTTCTACCATCCAATGACCATGGTCTTGAAAGTATCTTGTCAAGTTGATTGCTGTCTAAATCATGTAAATCCCAACCAATATTGAAACCCCTTTGAATTTCAAATGCTGTATGGTAATAATCTTCAGAATAAATATCACGAAGTAATTTATCAAGTCCATCTAATTGGTTCCCATACAACACTTCAACCTGTTGTTGCAACTGTAATTTTAACGCTTCTAACCTGGAAATATGAACCCTTGCTGAAGCATTTTCAAGTTCTTTCATCCACTGTTGATTAAGTGCATTTTCTTCACCATATTTAATGTATTCCTGAACATTCCACTTGAATTCAGCAAGTTCACCAGTTTTAAGAAGTTTCTTTGCTTCAGCCATAGTAATTTGATTATTTTCTGCAAATCTTTGATACCAATTATTGATTTCTCTTTCAATATTGGCTGAAGCAATTCTGTATTGTCTTTCAAGGTCAGCATAAAACCTTTGACCTTTTTCAAGCTGGGCAGTTTCAAGCATTTCCATTCTTCTTTTCCAGTAAGCATCATTCTTCATCACTGTCACCATCTTCATTATATGGCTGCTTTACAGGATTGAAGGAATTCAAATATTCATCCATAGCTGATTTCTTTTCTTCCTTAATCCTTTCTAATTCATTACTTACATCAGAAATCCATGGATGCTGACCAATGATAGTTTCATGTGACAAGATGCCCATTGATTTTTGACAGTTTTCAACTATTTCAGATTCATTCATCATAATATCCCTGTTGAAAATAATTGTAACTTCTTCATCTTCAAAATCACCTTTGCCAGTATTAGCAAGATGAACATTGACAAACCAAAGCAGTTCTTCAAAAGCAGCCTGAAATTCTGTTTCCATACCATTGGCATCCAAATCAATATCAGAATACATTGATTGAATGTTCATTTGGTTTGGATTACCGTTCATCCTGTCATTTTTAGCATCAAAGCCCCGCCCATTTTCAATAAGTGCATCTTTGAATATTTCCAATATAGTCCTGTAATTTTCGGCATTAACAGCAATTTCAAGGGTATCAATACCACCATCTGCGCCATCAACAGTTCTTACTTTAACAGCCCCATATTGTGCAAGGTTCCTTCTGAATTCACCAAGGTTTGTTCCATCATAGTTCTTAATGACCAGGATTGTATTCCTTGCATCTTCCTGCATATTATTCATAAAATCAGAAACAATGGTGTTAATACCATCCTGTAAGGTTTTTACCCTGTTGATAAGTGGGATTTCCTTATTGTTATATTTGAATGGTATCAGTGGAACCTTTGACCAATTCCAATGTGTTTCTTTTCCTTCTTCATCAATTACAACCATATAACTTGAAGATGGATTTTCAACATCAGGAATTAGAACACCATCCTTTAATTCATATCTATGAATACCATTGGTGTCATAAACTTCAACCTTTTCAATGATTACTTCCCTATCACCTTCATAACCTTCCACTTCATAAATTCTAACTGCCATATCCAAAATGGTATGTTCAGCATCAGCCCAAAATGGAAGTATTTCATAAGGTGCAAACTTCTTAAAACAGAATTCACCATGTTCATTATAATAGGGGTGTAACCAACCTATACCAGCATTTAATGTATCTTCCCCAAGGTTTTTCAATGTTCTGTGGAACCGCTTATTGAAGATTTTCTTTAATTCTTCTTCATACTTTTTATTATCAGTATCAAAAGTTAATGGCTGCCCAAGTAAATAATTAACCTTTTGGTCAACTAATTTTGCATACTGATTATCAATGATTTTATTATTGGGAAGATTATCAACTTCCTGAAGTTCACCATTTTCACCAATAACAGTTCTTTTCCGTTGTAAAATGTCATGTTCACCAAGATAGTATTTTTCCCCAGTAATCATTGCCATCCGTTTTGGGGAATTCTTAAACTTCTTGATTTCTTTTTCAAGGAACTGTGTATCAGTCATAATGGTTTTAGCACCTTCAGAAATTATATGGTTAATTTTCTTCATCACATTTCCAAGATTAAACACATTTTCACCTCTTTTCATGAACTAATAAAAATAAACCTTTGAAATAAATCAAAGGCTCTAATCAAAGCTAAATGTTTGACCTGCATTAATTTTTTCAGCAATTCCCGTTGTAGCATCAGGTGCATCATCATGAAGGTTTTTACCTTCTTTTTGATACTTGGTCATTGCTTCATAGTATTCAGGAAATCTATCTTTCCAATTCACTGGAAAGTAAACATGGTTCATAACCCAAGTTGAATTTGAAAGTATTCTTGCTTTCTTATTCTTGGATTGATGGAACCAGTTAATCTGAACTCTATTAGTCCTATATTTTTCATGTAGTATTCGTTCAACTTGTCTTGCAAACCCTCTACCGCCATTATTAGATTCAATATCTGCAATGTTTACATTATCTTCATAAAGCATTTTTGCAACTGCTGGTTCAGTAATTTCCATAGGTTCTTTTGTATATAACACATTAAGAACATAAGCTTCACCATTATAAACACCATAATTAATACTGCAAAGGTAATCATCACCCTGGTCAGCAGTATCAGTGTAATTTCTGATTGATGTAAATAAAAGATTACCTTTTTTATCCATTGGCAATCTTGTATATGTCTTAAAGCTGGTATATAGCTTACCTTTAATATCAACAGGTTCTTGTTGATAATTAGCTGAAGCAATTTCAATACCCATAGCTTTACACTTTGCTTCATAAGATTTTCTTGAAAGTATTTCAGGGCAAAGCATTGTTCCATCTTCTTGTAAAGCTTTCATGCTTATATGCCTTACTTTTGCACCTTGTTCCTTATAATGTTCTAAAGCCCTTCCAGCCAAATCACCGGTTGCCCACCTGGTCATAATGATGATGATTTTACCGCCTTCTTCAAGCCTGGAAAGCATTGTATTAGTAAACCAATCCCAATGTTTTTGAAGCACTTCTTCATTATAAGCTTCCTGGGCATTTTTAATAAGGTCATCAATAATCATAAGAGTGCAGCCAAAACCTGTTGCAGTTCCAGTTGGTGAAGTTGCAAGATAGTTATTATAGGAACCTTCCAAACTCCAAAGGTTCATTGCACCATCACCATACTTAATTCTGATACCTGGAAATATATCAGAATAAACAATCTTGTCTTTATCAACTTTGACTTCTTGAATTGTATTTCTCACATTCTTTGAAAACATAGTTGAAAGGGTTTCATTGTATGAACCAGTCATGATTTTTTCATGTTTATTATTACCAAGAACCCATTCAACAAAATTACCCGCTGTTCTTGACTTCCCATGTCTTGGGGG